TGTGGTCTGATTGGTATTTAAACCAAAGTTTCTTTACAACCGAAAGGTTGAGTGCTATTATTGAATGGCAGAATCAAATCACAGAGAAACACTTAGAAGTTTACATTCCTAGGAAAATATGAAATTCACAGTTTATTCAAAAGATGGTTGCCCCTATTGCAGCAAGATCAAACAAGTGCTAGAGTTGGCAAACCTTGAACATGTTGTCTATACTCTTGGGGAGAACTTTGAGAGAGACCAGTTTTATGCTGAGTTTGGACAAGGTTCTACATTTCCCCAAGTAATTTTAAATGACCAAGAACATCTTGGTGGGTGTACGGATACTGTTCAATATCTAAAGGAGCAAAATTTGGTCTAATGGAAAGTACCTTTCATGAAGTTTATTATGATGTAGAGAGGGCAATTGATCTTGCCTTTGATGGTCACTTTGTTCTTAAGTTTTATGATTATTTGAAAGTTAAGAGCGTTTTAAAAAGAGAAGTTGTGGAATTTATTGAGAGTCCTACCGCAAATAACATCAGCAACATCGTAATGGATCTTGATGAATATCTTGAAGGTGGTGCTGACAATATGCATAAGCAACTTCGTGAAGCATATGGACATATTCCAAAACCATACGCAAGAAAAATAAGAAATTACCTTTATGGTATTCTTGAGGATGCCTGGAGATATAATAATGACAAAAGACCAGGGCGGCGAAAAAAGAAAACTAAATAAACCTGAACCCCAAATTAATCGGGGAGTTGAACTATTACTACGCAATAGGAGGAAGAAAGCATCCGAACCAAAGACTTTTCAAGTGAAGTTTGGTAAAATGATTTCTTTCTTCCGCAGAGAGTTTCATTTTTTTATTGAATTTCACTTTGACGTTAAAAAGAAATAAATTCTCTGGAGAAAAAAATGGAAACAGCATATGTAATAACATTCACAATAATGTTCACTTTGCTTTTTTTTATGGTAGGAAGTATAATTGGATGGTTGACGTATAGGCATTTACTAGAAACAAGACCTCCGTATTTGCATCCAGAGTTTTTTGATGAAAATGGTCAACTCATACCTGATGAAATAGTATCCGTAAGATTTGAAAACGAAAGCGATTATGACTACACCGACGAAGACGAAGAAGAAGATTGAAACTCCAGTTGAAAATCTTCCAACAAATCCGTTTGCTTTTGAAGTCTTGGCACTTGTGTCAAAGCAAAGGACAAATGCGAAAAAAGTAGAACTACTTAAGAAATATGAAGATCCTTCATTAAAAACAATTCTGATTTGGAATTTTGATGAGACTGTAATTTCGCTTCTTCCACCAGGAGATGTTCCGTATGCAAGTACAGGAGAACAAACATCCTACAGTGGCACTTTGAGTGGAAAAATTGATGATGCCGTCACAAAGATGCAAGAGTTGAATTCAAATTCCCTTGGTTCTATGGATCAAGGTAGGTCTTCAATTCGTAAAGAATATCATATGTTCTATAACTTTGTGAAAGGAGGAAATGATGGTCTGAGTTCTCTCCGTAGAGAAACTATGTTCATTAATATTCTTCAAGGATTGCATCCTCTTGAAGCAGAAATTGTCTGTTTAGTGAAGGATAAAAAACTAAGCGACAAATATAAAATCACTAAAGAAATCGTAAGCGAGGCATATCCAGATATTCAATGGGGAGGCCGTTCGTGAGTAAACTTCATGATGTTGTAAAAAAAGCACAGGAGGAAGTTATGGCAGAGGATGTAAAAAAGGAAAAACAAATTCTGCCAAAAGAATATGGGTGCGAAATTCTTTTAGAAAGAACTACTGTTGAGAGAGCAAATGATGCTTCTTTTCCTAATGATGCATATTTGATTTGGTATATTGTAGATGGCGTAACATATGTGGATCTGACACGGTGCCATAAGAAAGTAAATCTATTTGATATGTACTATGATAAGTATGGCCCCGGTTCGGTTCAAAAAATTGATTTTGGATATGGCAGGAAAAACCCAAAACTTTGGGGAGAAAAACCAGTGGAGAAAAAGAAGAAAAAATGACTGCAGGATTTGGCGGACAAGGAAAAGAAAATAGGATTGGTAAGGATGCCAATATTACTATAGATTTAGACAATATAGATATTGTTTTGAAGCAGTACAAAAAAATTAAAAAATACCAAAAATCATCTCTGTATGCTATCAAAACGATGGACGGCACAGAAGATATTGTGAGTTCATTGATTAGAGAAGCAGAGGAGAATCCACTATAATGGGAAAGCATTATCTTTTAAACCTTTACGAATGTTCTTTTTTATTACTAAATGACGAGAACTTTCTTATTGATTTGTTGGAAAATGCTGCGATAGCAAGTGGTGCCACAGTATGTCAAACAATCCACAAAAAGTTTGAGCCTCAGGGAGTTACTGTACTTTGCCTACTTTCTGAAAGTCATATCAGTATCCATACTTGGCCAGAAGAAGGAAAGGCTGCGTGTGATGTTTATTGTTGCGGTGATGCCAATCCCAAGATAGGTTGTGACATCATTATTCAACAATTACAATCTCAAAATCATACTTTGAGTTACATAGAAAGATAAAAATTGGACTTAAATAAAAAGAGGGATTGACACCCTCTCTTTTTTTGACTACAATGAAATTGACAATTGACAAGCAAAATGAATCAAGAAAAATTAAAATTAATAGTAAAAAATCTGGAACTATTAGTTCAATCTTTAAAGGAAGAACTTGATTTGAATGATAGACCAGAATATAACTACGAACAAATTTCGCCATATGTTCAAGATTATGACGAAGTATTTTATGACGACGAGGAATGAGGAAGGAAAATGAAACCAATCAAATCAAAAGATCTTCTTGAACTGGATAAAAATCTTGAAGTAGTTAAACTTCAATCTTATCCTATCCCAGAGCAAGTAATTTGGCAGGCAGGAAAAGGTGATTATTCTGAAGTTCCCATTCATGAAGTAGAAGTTCCTAACAACACTAAATGTGGAGAATGGGTTGTAGAGCAACTTCTTGCAAACGAGAGGGGACACTGGGGACCATTGGAGCATCCTCAGATTACATTCTCTTGTGCTGGTTTTGTTCACAATGTAATCGTTCAGGCAAGAACCCATCGTATCGGAACAACTTGGGATGTTCAATCACAGCGATATACTGGAAAGCGTGTAGTCAAAGTTGCCAAGGGCGAACTTGATGTTGAGAAAGTCTTCTATGTGCGTCCTGTGGGGTTCTATACCAACCGTAAGGGTAAGAAGTATGAATGGACCGAAGAGAACCGTCAACGCAAATTGGGGCGCATTCTGAGCGAGTGTGAGGAGTATGCTGAGTACTATGATCAGGGAATGTGTGAGGAACACATTCGGGATTACCTTCCACAGGCAATTCGTCAGAACTTTGTAGTATCTTTCAATCTTCGTTCGGTACTTCACTTTATGGATCTTCGGTCCAAACTTGATGCTCAACTTGAAATTCAAGCATTATGTGATGCGTTTGCTCCAGAACTTCAGAAGTGGACGCCGAATGTTTGGAAGTATTATGAGGAAAAGAGACTCCATAAAGCAAGACTTTCTCCTTGAGGTATTATGAAAAGTTGGTGCTTAGTAGATCACGCCACGGGTCGGGTATTTAAAGTCATTGTGACTGAGGAACAACTAAAAGAATATTTTGTTCAAAATCCAAATATATCCGAATGTGTTGATTGTATTGAATGTGACGATGCAGACAGTATTACTTTAGAGTGATAAATATCCTTACACACTATGGAGGAATAAAATTGGCTGTATATCCAATTATTAACAAAGAAACTGGAGAACAAAAGGTCATTGAGATGAGTGTCAACGACATTATGCAATGGTATAATGATAATCCAGAATGGACACGCGATTGGTCCCAAGGTTGTGCATCTCCTGGAGAAGTAGGGGAGTGGCAAAATAAATTAGTTTCCAAGCATCCTGGATGGAATGATGTACTTTCTCGTGCATCAAAAATGCCAGGTTCAAAAGTTAAAAAAATCTAATCCAAAATAATATCATATGGCAAGAAGAAAAAGAGAAGAGCAACCAATTGGCATAGGTTTAACTGCTAGACAAATGAAGCGGAGAAAACCGATCAGTTCTGATTTAATGAGAGAGATTGGTCCTCTTACAGAAAATCAGAAAAAACTGTATGAATATTATGGGCAAGGTAAGAATATT